CATCAATTAAAGCATTGAGTTCTTGCCAAAACTTATCCTTTTTAGGAAGAGGTATGGTAATTTGATAACGAGGCTTAGCGCCTTCTACGCCTTTGATTGCATGCGGCTCAAGAAGATGTACAAAAGAACCTCTGAACTCGGGAGTGATAATTTTTGACATTGATTTTCCTTTTAAACGTTGAAGTAAATTGACTGTCTTTCCAGTCTGTCATTAGGTCAAATGACCAAATTCATTGTACAACACTTTTTGCACTTTGTTCAAAATCTTTTTTAGCTGACTGACTTTTGTTCACAGAAGGCCGTTTATCCTTTTCAGGAGCAATGGTGGGCTGTCCGTAGCCTATGGTCACAAAATCATCAAGATCTAGACTCTCACCTTTAAGTGAAGCTTCCATTTGAGCAACACTTAGCAATACAGGCTTTGTATAAATCTGGTCATAGCCAAGCTGCTTTAGCCACAACTCAGTCTGTACAGGGTCTGTCCAGCTTCTAGTTTTGCGACCTTCAACAACTTTCCAACCCTCGATTGAACCGCCTGCTAACATTGTGTCTTTTGCTTTAGCTTCTACAGCTTCAATAAACAAGCTTAGCATCTTAAGTTTAGGTAACCATTCTTCAACAGTATCTAGACCCATGCTGTTAAAGTCTACTGCAGCAGCCTCATTGGCTAGCCGCTTCATCTCAGGGCATTGTGCTTTTGCATGACACCATTTGCAAGCTTGGTCACTAGCTACAAACTTGTTAGGCTCATTTTGAATTGCAGCATAAGCCAGTTTAAGTGCTTCTGCAAAGGCTAGTAGATCTTCAACACTAATGGTCCACGTGTCAATGTTGCCCATTGGCGGTTGCACTATAGTCAATGCTAAAGAACTTATGTCATACGCAGGCGAATACTTTAAATAAGCGCCTAATGCATAACAAAGCAACTGCGTATTGCCTTCAGCTTCTACTTTAATACCGCCGCCTGTTTTAAGATCAATGACTCGCATCAATGACCCTTCAATGATGATGGCATCGGCTGTTCCCCAGCAATCATTGATGACTTCAGCAAGAGTCACCTTCTCTTCATAAAACTTTTGGCCATTTAAAGACTGAAGATAGTTCACGTACACTTGCACGATATCAATCATGTCTTGCACAATGATGTGACCATTGATAGTTTTGCCAATGAATGACTTAGGCTCAAGACCTTTTGTCAAACAGTCATCAGAGACTGTGTGCATGGCAGTGCCTTTTTCTGCATATATGCTTGAGTCTCCGCCTTTAAAATCAGGCTCTAAGTGAACGCTGCCAGGGCATGTCATCCACCTAGCACTTGCTGAGGGTGATAGTTTAGCGTGCGCCATTGATCAAGCCCATTGCTTCTGCAAATTTGTCATCTTCAATGTCGCTAACTTTCTTAACGCCAAGGTTTGCCAGAATTGCAATGACTTTGTCACGCTTGCCTGCGCCGATTAGCTCAGCCATACCTTGACGAAGATCATCAAGTGTTGGCGCTGCTGCTACGTCCATTGGAGCTGCTGAAGGCTCTATCTTTACCGGCTTTGGCTTGGTTGCTTTAGGTTCAGTAGGGGCTGCTGTTACTTGTTGGTCAAACAGGTCAGCAAGTTCACGAAGTTTTTGTGCAATGAGAGATTGATCCATGGTGGACTCCTTAATGATGCGGTCGATGACGTCCATCTTCGTTAGCACTGAATGCAGCACTAAAGAGTCGATAGACTCGGATATGGTCAGAAGGTCGACCGTTACATTGTCCTTCTGTCCAATTCTGTGGCAGCGGTCTGCTGCTTGTTGTATGTCTGCTGGTGACCAACTGGCTTCAACAAAAATTACATGGCTTGCAGCAGTAAGAGTCAGGCCTACTCCTGCAGCTTTGATATTGCCTACAAAGACTCGACACTTATTGTCTGTTTGAAACGTGTCAACAGCTGTTTGTCTATCTTCATTCTTGACAGAACCAGTTACTTTAACAGGGTTAAACTCTTTAAGTCCATCCATTAAACCGTCAATGATGTGTATGTGGTGAGCAAACACTACGACCTTGTCTGTCTGCTCAAGACAGTCTTTGATGTACGTGATTGCATCAGGCAGCTTCCTCTCAGCGTTCATCTTAAGAATGTCACTGATAGCTTCAAAAGGTATTGAGTCTGGCTTGTCAATTTGCTTTTGATCAAAATCTTTTTCACGCTTATCAACAGGTAAGTCAAGCTCAATGACTCTGTAAGTTTTTAATGGCAGATCTTTTAAGCACTCGGCTTTTGTCATCCGCAGCATGAATGGTTGAAGCACGGCTGCTAGTTCAACAGACCTACTTGATCCGCTAAAGTCATAGGTATCCCATGGCGTTCTCCAACCTGCGCAATACCTCATGCCAAACTCAAAGTAACCAAGCTTAGTTGCACCGATTGAATAGAGCAAAGTCCACAACTCGATTGGTCTATTGACGATTGGTGTGCCTGTAAGTAGACTAACGTTAGGTGCAGCTTTGATCAGCTGCATCAAAACCTTTGTGCGCTTTGCTTTGTAGTTCTTTGCGTAGTGTGCTTCATCAACAATCAGCGTTGCAACTGATGGCAGCTCTACCTTTTGCAGAATGTCGTAATTGATGATGGTCACGTCAGACTTGTTTGGCTGGTCTTTAGGTGACTTGATGACTTGTACGCTTAGGTCAGGCCGCCACATCTTTAGCTCTCTTTGCCAGTTAAGTTTTAACGAGGCTGGGCATACAACAAGCGCAGGCTTTACTAAGTCTAAGGCAGACACACAAGTCTTGCCTAAACCCATGTCAAGAGCAAGAATGGCTTTAGGTCGTTGACCTAGCCATTGCACCGCTTGAACTTGATGTGGGTATAGGTTCATGCCAACTCTAAAGTTGGCTGCTGAACTTGAACGTCATAACCAAGAGCTTTTGCATTCTTGAGAGTTTCACGGCTCAAGGTTTTTTGACGCGCAATGTTTGCAAAGATGTGAGCTGCATCATTTGCAGGGTAAATCATCTCTGTGCCATACACGTTTTTGATTGTGACTAATAAGACTTTGTTCATGATAATTCCTTTACAACATTGAGACGGCGTCATTGCCGTGAGTGAATTGTACAACACTTTTTAGGTCGTACACAACTATTTTAGTTTTTTTTAATTTATTTGCGTTTGGCCACAGGCAGCCAATTGCCAATGTCAGGCCTGAGCTGCTCTTTTGTGAATGGCAAGGCCTTCATTGAACCGAACTTCTTGGCAGCCACACGCCCTACCTGGCCACGTGTAAACCAGTAAGAAACTGTATTCCTACTCATCTTTGCCTGCCTTGCCATCTCGGCTTTTGTGCCAAAGTGAACAAGCAGTAGATCAAGAGCCTGTCGGCATTCGGCTTTAAAAGGTTTAATTTTTTTTGAGGTCATAGTTTATTGTACATTGTTTTTTTGGTGTATGATGCTTGCGGGCTTGGGGCGAATTAGCTATTCGACCGACAAGGATGCTTTCCCCTTTCACAGCATCTGCCCGACCACTTCTGTGAATGGGTTTAATGAAAGAAAAGCATGTCTGTCCAGACTAACAACTCGTCTCCGCCTTTGGAGACATTGGTTTTTGACTCGTGTGAAACAGCAAAAATCTACATGAAAGAAGCCCTAAACGCCACTTCCAATTTGCCTAAAGGAATGAACAGAACTGCGATCATTGTCGCTTTTATGGAAGTTGCTGCCTCTGACTACAGGGACTCCATTGCCTTAAGAATTGAATCTTCAAGGGGCAATAATGTCATATAAACCACAAGTCCTACCTGTCAAACCTGAGTCTATCCCACAAGAATTAAAGTCCATCAATCGATGGGTTTTATGGAGACTTGAACGCCATACAAAAAATAATGGCGAAGAGGTTTGGAAAAAAGTACCACACCAAGCCAATGGCCGTTTGGCTCAGGTAACCAACCCGAAGCATTGGTCGACCTATGAAGATGCATTCGATGCCTACTTAATGGAAGGCTATGAAGGAATTGGTATAGCTTTTGATGGCTCTGATGACATTCACGGCATTGACCTAGATGAATGCGTTGAGGATGGGCAATTGAGTGGATTGGCTCAAAACTTGTTGGACAGAGTAGATGGCTATGCAGAGACTAGTCCTTCAGGCACAGGCATTAAATTGTTCACAAAGTCAAACTTAGCCATAAATGGCAAGAAAGGCAATGTTGAGGTTTATAAGGAAAGCCGTTACTTTACAGTAACAGGCCACAAACTTAATGGCCACGCATCTTTGCCTTTAGTCACACAAGACGTGGGTTGGTTTGTTAAAGAACATTTTGGTGCCAATGAACAGTTAAGCCTTGAATCCTATAAGCCGCCAATCTCTGACTGGGATCTTGACCGAGTTGAGATTGAGCTACTGCCATACATAGGTGACATTGAGCAATATGACCAATGGCTCCAACTCGGCATGGCATTGCATCATCAGGGCGGTGGCATTGAAGAATGGATGGAGCTTTGGGATCAAGCCAGTCGCGAGACCGGGTCTTACAACCGTCGTGAGTTAGAAGCTAAGTGGGATTCTTTTAGCGAACAGCGCAGCACTGGTGGAGGTGCCATAACCTTAGCTTCTATCATTAAGAAGGTTGGTGAGGTCAAGAAAGCTGAGCAACAAAAGACTTTTGATAAATATAAGCAACTCATTGCTGATGAGACAGACCTTGAAAAACTTAAAACCGTGGTTGTTGATTCAATCAAAGCAGAGTTAGGTCTTGACTACTTGAGCCGCAATGTTCTGGCAGGAGTACTTAAAACCAAGTTCAAGGACTTAGGTTTTCCAATCACTATCAGTGATGCTAAAGGATTAATTAAGCCAAAAATCCATGAAGGCGTGCCTGAATGGTTAGGAGACTGGGTTTATGTAACAAGCATTGACAGGTTTTTTAACGTAACCACAAAGAGAAGGGTCAGTCAGCAAGGTTTTGCAGCTATGTTCAACCGGTTTACTGGTGATGACTCTGCTGCCACTTTAGCTTTAGATCTTTTTAGGATACCAACGCCTGACAAAATCATTTATTTGCCTATGGCAGACGACATGTTTGAACTAGACGGTATGCCGTGTGTCAATGAATACAACAGAAATAGTGCGCCTGATGTACCTGTAAAACTTAGCCAAGCAGACTTAGAAGCAATAGAAACCGTTTTAAACCACTTGACCATGATTCTTGTAGAGGACAACTCCGTAGACATAATGGTTAGTTGGATAGCTTTCAATGTACAAAACCCTGGCGTCAAAGTTCGTTGGTCACCATTAATAAAAGGAATTGAAGGCGATGGCAAGTCTGTGCTTGGCAACTTGATGATGGGCGTTTTAGGTATGGTCAATGTAGGCATTGTCTCGCCATCGGTCCTTCAAACTGGTTTTACCAAATGGGCAGCAGGCAGATGTGTTAACGTCTTAGAAGAGATTCGTATGGTTGGCCACAACCGTCATGACGTGCTAAACACCATCAAGCCATACATCACTAATGACCAAGTCACCATTCACCCAAAAGGCTTTGATGAGTACGTGGCACCTAATACGGTTAACTACATTGCTTTTACTAACCATCATGACGCTTTACCTTTGGAGGACACGGATAGGCGTTGGTGGGTTCAGTTCACACCATTTAATAGCCAAGAAGACTTGGCTAAAGTAGCTGATAGCAACTACTTTAGCAAGTTGTTCAGTGCAATTCGTGACCATGCGCCTGGACTTAGGAAATGGCTGCTTGAGTACAAATTAAGCCCGTTTTTTAACCCTAAAGGCCAAGCTCCTGCATCAATAGCAAAAAATCAAATGGTTAGTCTAAACGTAAGCGATGATTTTACGATTGTAAAAGAACTACTACTTGAAGGTGGATACGGCTTTAATGACCAAATTTTGTCAAGCAGACACTTTACAACAGCGCTAAGTTTTGTTGAAGACATAGAGGTGCCGAAGACAATTTTATTGAACAAAATGCTCATGAAACTCGGCTATTCTACGCTTGGACACTCAGTTAAATGGGAAGGTAAGGCTTGCACGATTTGGCTAAAAGGTTCGAAGCTCAAGGCTTTTAAGGGGTTAGAAAAATCTGAAATAAATGACGAAATCCGAAGTTTATTGGAAAAAACAAAAAATGAAGACCCTTTAAGCTGAACATTCCGAACTTTAATGACCTCGAACCTAACCTCGAACCTCCCCTCGAACTTGCTTAAATTATTGATTTTTATATATATTTTACTTAAAAGGTTCGAAGTTCGAAATAATAGTATAAAGTTGACAGCCAGCAGGAATATATATAATATAGGAATATGTTGTATATATATTCCTGGTGGTGGTGGGACCCAAAACACTTCGAACCTCGAACCTCGAACCTAGATGCATGAAAAAAAAGCTTACAAAGTCTGAGTCAAGTGAGCAAACTTTGCTTGTTGCCAGAGTGCGCAATTTTCATCCTGACCTGGTTTTTATGAGCATCCCGAACGGTGGCAAAAGAGAGATTCGAGTTGCTGCGCAGATGAAGAGAGAAGGTGTTTTGGCAGGCGCTCCTGACCTGTTTCTCGCAGAGCCACGTGAAGATAAGCACGGTTTGTTTATTGAAATGAAAAAAGTTGGTGGCAAAACTAGCAGCAATCAGACTGATGTGATCGATAAGCTGCGTGCAAAAGGCTACGAAGCTTTTGTGTGCGAGGGAGCTGACGAGGCTTATGGCATGCTGCTGACCTATGTGTATGGTGACAAGCTACCTGACTGGCTTAGGCGCTTTGTGAAGGTTCCTGGCAAGAGCTAGGCTGGTTCACAAAGCTTTGCTTATATGCTAAAATCTAAAATAGAACGTCTGGCCGAAAGGGTTTGATCTATGACACAATTGCGACAAAAAGGAGTGCCTGGTAATAAACCGGGCTCGCCAAAGATGCCTGGTTCAGGCCGTGCTGCAGGCACGCAAAACAAAATCACATTGACGGCAAGGCAAGCCATTGCCGAATTTGTCGACGGCAATGCTCACCGGCTTACCGGCTGGCTTGATCAAGTTGCTAACGGCAGCCCTTTGCTTGATGCTGAAGGCAAACAGGTCTATGACAACGAAGGCAACAAGGTTTACCTTGCTAGGCCAAACCCTGAGAAGGCATTCAATCTGTTCCAATCCGTGGTCGAGTATCATGTGCCGAAGCTTGCACGCAGCGAGATCAGTGGGCCAAACGGTGGTGCGATCGAGACTTCTGTCGTGGACCTTAAAGGTTTGAGTGACAATGAACTGACTCAGATTCAAACCTTGCTGAGCAAAGCCACACCGACAGAATGAACGCTCCTTTGAATCACAAAGCTCTGAGTGAGCTGATTGCAAAGGAACAGCTGCGCAGGAAAGCTGAGAGCAACCTGTATGAATTTGTCAAACAGTCATGGCATGTCGTTGAGCCAAGCATACCGTTCATAGAAAGCTGGCACATTGAAACAATCTGTGAACACCTTGAGGCCATTACTCTTGGCGACATACGTCGTTTGCTGATCAACATACCGCCTCGTCACTCCAAGTCGACCATCGTCTCTGTGATGTGGCCTGCCTGGGAATGGATTGTCAACCCTTCACAAAAGTTCTTGTGCGCTTCATACTCAGGCAACCTCAGCACACGTGACAACCTGAAGACCCGTCGCCTGCTGCAGTCAAACTGGTATCAAGACCGGTGGAAGCACATGTTTGAACTGTCTGGTGACCAGAACGCCAAGCAGCGGTTTGAGAACGACAAGACCGGTTATAGGTTGGCAACTTCGGTTGGCGGCACAGCAACAGGTGAAGGTGGATCAAGGTTGATACTTGATGACCCTCACGGGGCGCAAGCTGCTCAGTCTGATGTCATGAGGAATTCTGACCTTGAATGGTTTGACATGGTGTGGTCAACACGGCTGAACAATCCAAAGACCGATGCCATGGTAACCGTGATGCAGCGTTTGCATGAACGTGACATCAGCGGCCACATCATCGAAGACATCAAGGGCTGGGAACACGTCTGCATTCCTGCTGAATGGGATGGCAAGTCACGCAAGACAGTGCTTGGCCCGTACGACCCACGCAAAGTCAAGAACGAATTGATCTGCCCTGAACGGTTTGGTAAAAAAGAGATTACAAACCTGAAGCAACTGCTCGGGTCTTATGGCACCGCAGGCCAATTGCAGCAAGATCCTGTGCCTAGTCAAGGCGGTATCCTCAAGACAGACTGCTTCAATATGTGGCCTGCAACTTCAGGCTTGCCGCCATTCGAATACATCCTGCAATCGTATGACTGCGCATTCACTGAGAAGACTACAGGCGACCCTACAGCTTGTACGGTCTGGGCCATGTTCACACATAAAGGTGAACGCAACGCAATGTTGATCGATGCATGGGATGAACACCTCAGCTACCCTGACCTGCGTGCAAAGGCAATCAAGGATTGGACAACTGAGTACGGCGGCATGACCAAGGATTCACCTTACTCACGTGCAAGAAGGCCTGACCGAATACTTGTCGAGGCCAAGGCCAGCGGCCAATCCTTGCTACAAGACTTACGATTAGCTAAAGTGCCTGCTGTGGGATATAATCCTGGACTAGCGGATAAGGTATCTCGTGCGCATCAAGCTGCTCCGACTTTGGAGCTAGGTTTGTTGTGGATACCCGAGTCAGGAAAGAACCCTGGCCAACATGTCAGTTGGGCAGCACCTTTCATAAAACAACTGGGCAAGTTCCCAGTAGCGGAGCATGATGACTATGTTGACACGTTTACGCAAGCTGTTATCTATCTCAAGAATGATGGATGGTTTGAACTCCCTCAAGCAAAAGATATTGACGAACCTCGCATTTCTAACAAACAAAAAGTGAATCCGTATGCAGCCTAAAAAACCTGTCTGGGAAAAAGCACGGCCTAAAAGCCTTGGCGAGAGCAAGCCTCTATCGTCCAAGGCCAAGTCATCTGCTAAAGCTATGGCTAAAGCTGCAGGCAGACCTTATCCAAACATGGTCGACAATATACGGGCTGCGGCTAAGAAAAAATGAACAAGCCTGTTGACAAGGATAGTCTGCAGCTTAATCAACCTAAGCGCACTCCTGGCCACCCTACCAAGTCGCACATTGTGAAGACTAAGGTAGATGGCAAGGAGAAGATTATCCGTTTTGGTCAACAAGGCGCTAGTACAGCAGGCAAACCTAAAGAAGGTGAGTCAGACCGTATGACTGCAAAGCGTGCATCATTTAAAGCACGGCACTCTGCCAATATAGCTAAAGGCCCAAGCAGTGCTGCGTACTGGGCTAACAAAGTTAAATGGGCAGATGGCGGTTCAGTCAGAACAAACTATGCCGAAGGTGATTCAGTACAAGCCACACCACAACAACCGATTCTTGGCTCAATTGCTAATTTCTTAAAGCAAAGCTATGCACCTCAGCGCACGCAACAAGCACAAGGTATAGCTGAGTTTCTAGGTATACCTGCACTTGCTAGAACTATTGAGAGTAAAAGCTATGGTTACCCAATCACTAATTACGGCGTGGCCAATGTTCCCTTGATACCTGGTGATACTGCAGAAGCTGCTATGGCAGTAGCTGAGGCTGTGCCTGTAGTTGGGCCTCTTGCTAAAGTTGCACGCAAAGGTGCACTTAAAGGAGCTAGAGTAGTTGGCGAAGAACTTAACCGTGCCATTCTTGATAGCAGCGGGCCTCTTGCAAAGTTTGTGCCTGAAGCAGCTAAGCCGATGTATGCGGTCAAGCCTAAAGGTGGCAATTGGCTTAGTGGCACGATTGAAAAAGAGGTTAATCTATTAAAAAAAGAACCAGTACCCATGGATAAATTTGCTATCCGTGATGCCATGACTGGGGATGAACTCGGGCGATACTTTGCTGCGGCTGATGCTCCTGGAGTGACTGATTTGGAATCTCAGCTTAAAGCAGCCGGCCTTTACGAAAAGTACGCTACACCGCCTGATGCAATTAACAAATGGATTGACCAAAAGCTTGGCAATTATATTAAGAATGACATGGGTACGCCAGAGGATCCTGTTCGTGCTTTGGCAGAGAAATGGTCTGTAGACAAACCAGCTAAGTTAGCTGAAGTGCAATCTAGGATTAATGAATTTACTAAAAAAATGGCACAAACAGCAAGAGAGCGTGGTGTGCCAGTTGAGAATCTAACATCTATGCGGCAAGAGATGATTGGTCTAGAAAAAGAGAAAGCGTTGTTGCAGGCTAAAGAAGCGCTTCATGCTGATATTCAACCCACCACATACAATGTCATAGGAAGTATTCGTAAAAAAGCAGGTTTTCCAGAAGAAGGCTTTGGAGTTTCTCCACAAGCCAAGGCGTGGGAAAGCAGATCAGATTTGTTTTTCAATAAACTTAAAGCATCTGACTTAACTCCTCAATTGTACTCAGAGGCCTTAATAGAAAATCCATGGCTGCTCAAAGTTCCTCCAGAAACACCGGTTTATGACTTGCTTAAAGGTTCAAATCGTGACCTTGGTTTTAACCATTTAATAGATGAGCTCCGCAATGCTGTCAACCCTGAATCTGGTTTGCCTAAAAACTTGCTCATTGATCCTAAAGATTTGAACAAAATGACAATGGCTCAAGTTGTTGACAAAGTGTCTGACATCAATGCATGGCGTGCTACACAAAAAGCTGAAGCTAATCAAATGCTTGCCAACAATGCTGCTACGATTGTTCACAAAGAATACCAAACTGTTCCAGGAACAGATGTGCCTAATGATCTTGGTTTAAGATGGGTACAGTTCAAGCCTGAAAATGCCTCGCCTGATGTTTTGCCTAAAAGTTTAAAATTTATACAAGAAGGCGATACATACTCTATTATAAATTCTAAAGGTGAATATTTAATTGTAGGAAATGATACTAAAGCCGACGCAATAGCTGACCTTTTTGAAAATTTTCCTAAATATCGTCCAAAAAATAAATCACTTAAAGAAGCTTTAAAGTACGAGGGCGACACTATGCAGCATTGTGTTGGCGGTTACTGTGAGGACATAGCTTCTGGTAATACCCAGATTTTTTCATTGCGTGACTCATACGGTATGCCTCATGCAACAGTCGAAGTAGTTCCATCTAGATCAAATACGCTTAAGCAAATGATTGATGGCAACCCTACAGATTTTGATATTGAACAAATTAAAGGCAGAAAGAATGGACCGCCTGAAAAAGAGTATATGCCATTTGTTCAGGACTTTGTCAAGTCAGGCAATTGGAAAAAAGTTGGCGACTTAGACAATACAGGTCTAAAAACTTTAGATCAGGCATTTGGTCAAGAATATGAAATGAAAAAGTATTTCAACAAAATCAATCCTGACAAAAGGTATTTAACTCAGCAAGAAACTGATGATTTTATTAAAGAGTTTAATTCGTCATCAAATGGTTTTGCAGCAGGCGGCAGCGTGTCAGTCTATGACCCTGACAAAATAGATGAGATCATGAACAGCCTTGACAAGCCAGCTGGTTACGATAAAGGCGGTTCAGTAACAGGTCCTGACTTTGATTTTAAAGAAGACCCAGAAACATTGCGTCTTTACAAACATGCAATGAAGCAGTTCATGCCTAATCAAGAGGACACAATTTCTACTGTTAGCACAGGAGTACAAGGTCGTGTTGGAGGCGGCAACCTGAGTGCCGGTATTGACATGAACCGTATGACTAAAGGCCAGCAAGACCAACTGATGAAGAGCATTGCTGCTAGCTACAACGTTGACTTAGGCGATGTAAACTTAAACACCAGGTTAGAAGCTCCGATTGATGCAAAAGACATTTATGTTGGAATGATTAATGGCTCAATACCAATTGGAGAAGGCCGTGCAATGCTTGGCGTGCAAGGTATCAAGACGCCTTATGGCAGTGATGTGCTAGGCTACAACGCAGGATATTCTGGCAAAGTAGGGCCCGGCAGATTAAACGTCAATGTAAACAAGCCTAAACGGGGCAAACCTTCAGCTCAAGTGCAGTATCAAATTCCTTTTGCAGAAGGCGGTTCAGTTGTAAAGAATGCAGCAACAGACTTCTTAAAGTTCCTTGATGATCAAGGTCTTAGCATGTCAGACGTAGTTGCTGCATTTGGCAAGCGAGGCATTCCTTTGTCAGCTGCGTTCTACAGCGGTGACCTCAATACAAATGAAGACCTTGAGTTGCGCAAACGCCGTAAACAAAAGCCTACTATTGACGAACCTAAGTTTGCTAAAGGCGGCAGCGTCACAGCGTACGATCCTGACCAAGTAGATGCAATCGCTAACCAGTACATGTGAGGTAAAGAATGGCAACCAAAAGATTACAAGACGATTTGCCTGAAGGCGAGAGCGTGCAGCTAGAGGATGTTGACAACGAAGTTGAAGATACAGAAGACGGTGGCGCAATCATTCGTGAAAAGAATGATATAGACCACGCTACCAAGCTTGCACACTTTGCCAACATTGTCGACGAAGTAGATCAAGACATGCTGAAAACTGCCATCAATGACTTGATGGAAAAGA